GCCACCATCTTTACCTTTATAAACTAGCGAGTCGTTGCCTAGTACATTACTAGACCCACCATTTGAGTTAGATTTGTAGTCTACTGCGGTAGCATCTGAAATAATATCTCCACCAGTAGGGTTCCATGTCACTGTAGCTAAACCAAAGTCGGTTACTGTGGCTGATCTTTGTCCCATAAAAATAACAAGACCATCAATAACGTAGTCAGTGTCCTCGCCATTCTTAAAGTAAAGCATGGCTGAAGCTGATGAACCAGTTAAAGCTACCAATCCTGTATTGATATTATACGCATTACCCTTTGTGTTAGCTGCTTGAAGTTCAGTTTCAGTAATTGAGAATGTGTGTAAATCTTGGTTCTCGTCTACGTGCGCTGCTGTGCCTGATGTGGCATCTCTAATTATAGTCATCTTCTAAATCCTCTTTCGTAAATACCTCACCAGACTGCTTTTCCATGTGCAGTAAGATAAGTTTTAATGTTTCTGTTTGCTCTTGTATTCCCTCTAATATTTCTGGGTCTGTAAAAACTGGTACTCTGCCATCCTTAAGAACTCCAGGTACTACATATTCACTGTTAATATAGTCGTAACTAATATTAAGAGTTCTCTTAGCCATAGCCTGATCATTATGTTCTCTACGTTGAACTTCATGAGTTCCTAAATGCCCTTCATCAGCCATTACTCATCACCTAACATTCCAAGTAAGCCATTGATATTAGCTTTGAACTTAAGGTAGCTACGAATATCAGCATCCCGATCGCCTGTAGCAAACTTGGTCCGACTAGCTCTCATGGCCAACATCTGAAACTGCTCTGCCTCTTCTGAATTAAATTCCTGTTCCAATCTCTCATTGACAGATTCAGGAAATACAGACTGAGGCTTAGCTTCAGTAGGTTGCGAAACGGGAGCGGATACATTCATACCTGCCCCTGTTAGTGGATTAACGTCACTCATTATACTGCGAGTGCCTTAGTTAGTGATGTGATGTACAAAGTTGTACCGTCACTGTAACCTTGGAGAACATCAACGGCATTAGCACCAGTTGATAAAACGCCATCAGTACCACCAGCCCAGAAGAACTTATCGCCCCATGTAGCTAGTCGTGAACCAGTTGCATCTTGCGTGATGATAAACGTGTAAGTCGCACCAGCCGTCATATTAGTTGGATTGTCAAACGTTCTACTACCTTCCAATGTCACTGAGAAATCTTCAGAAACACTACAATCAGTAGCAATATTAGCACCATCAGTTAAAGCTGTAATACCATTAACTTGACCAACGGTAATATTAGTTACCGAGCCAGCACTGTCAACCTTCTTAAAGTTGTTATCTGCATTGTCAATATAAAATGCAAATTGTCCTGCGGGTGGTAAAATATCACTGTTCGCATCTGGAGCAGCTATACCACCATAAAATAATCCTTGTACACTCATCTTGTCACCTTCTCTGTTTTTCTGCCTACACCAGAACGAAATTCGGTATTCCATTCACTAGCGATCTTTTTCCATGTAAAGTTCTTCTTAGACCAATCCTTCATTTCTGAACGAATGGCTTTCTGCTTTTCTTCGTTGCCAATCATATCGATTAACTCTGCTTTAAATTCTTCTGGGTCAAATTCGGGAACTTCATATTCACCCAACTTAACACCAAACTTAACAGTCTCATTCAATGCAGCGTAGTTACTACATACAGGTATAGCTCCCCCCGCTTGCATCTTCATCGCTGTTATACAATTGGTCTCCCCAAAATGCGTCGGGTAAGCCCACACCCCAGAAGATGATATATGCTCTGCCAAGACATCCTGTCCCACTGACCCGTAGTAAGTTACCGAGGGGTCGTTCTCCATCTGGTCGAGTAGGTCCTGTTTCCATTGCATCATCTCCTTATCGTTCTTGTAACGTAGGTCAAACCATTTGTTAAATCCGTAGAAGACTTTTAATTTAGCATCAGGTCTAGCTTTAACAACCTCAGGCCAGTAACTAAGTAAGGTATCCAAACCTCTATCTGGTGATGAAGCGTAGATGACTGTATTAGCGTCATTATCGCCATCCACCACTAAGAAGGGGTCAATGCCATTACTTGTAATCATAACCTTCTCATCGGCTACCCAAGGGGCTGTCTGACGGTGTGAGTTAGATAGGAACATAACTCTGTCAATCTGCTCCATAATCTCTTCACTGTAGTAAGGTTCCATACCATCACATAGGTCATGATTCCATAGCCAAGTCTGTCTGCCTCTAGGCGCATTCTTAACTAGGTGTGGGTGTCTCCATAATATACATAGATCAACCAAGTCGTTAGGGTTAGAAGCAGAAGCTTGATACCAATTAACACCATCAATCTTTCCTTCGTTAGTGCAGTTATTATAAACCTCAACAGTCCATCCCAAATCGGCATATTCCCTAGAGATATTAATGACAGCTTCTTCACTACCTCCAATACCTTGCTTGATTGATTCTGGTCCCCATTCCTGTGTATCGTCAAAGCCACAGAAAATAGCCACAACCTTTTTACCATCAGGTCTATCTTTAGTTTGGTTACGATAGAACGGTGGATATTTAGCGATCGATGTAGGTATTGAATCATATATCGCCTGTCTCTCTTCCTCAGGGGTTACTTCTATAATCTTTTCATAACTCTTAATAAGATCAAGGTCCCTTAATTCTTTAGCGCAGAAAGCATCAACAGCCTCCCAGTCCTTAATACGAGCTGGCATCTTTTGTCTTAACAAGCGAGTACAACTCATCGCTTTCTCAAAACTGCCCAATTCGACATAAGCACGTTGTAATAGAATCAATGGTTGAACTTCAGTAGTCATGGGGTTGTGAATCATGCCATCACTTAAAGTCTCAGCATCATTAAAAATAGTAACCCAGTGAATTACATCAGTCCACTTCTTATCTAAAGCAGCTAACTCAGCCAGTGATAGATAAGCCATATTAGCAGTTGGAATCATCTCAACAGCTTTAAGGCTCATAATCTTAGCCATGTCTAACATTCCAAGTTCTCTATATATAGTATTCATTCTTAGAGTAACTTGGTATTTTTCTTCATCCCATGTAGATTGCTCAAGGTAAATTGCGAACTGCTCTAAAGCTTCCTCAAGTCTACCTACCTCAATCAGTGAATTACCGAAATACATGTTCATACGTTGATCGCCACCTTCAGCAACAATACGCTCTAACATGGTTACATTTCGCATTCCACGATCTGATGATGTGTCATCCTTAATATTATTATGAATGATATATGATACTTCACGATCTAAGTCGTAGAAGTTACACTGTCTCACAGGTGATAAAACCTCATGGATAGGTGCATTCTTATTCCATTCACAATAGCCATTACGAACAATACGCTCTCTTGTATGGCGTGTAGTACATTGACCGTCAGCGTTGAACTCGTAATCATAGTCCATACGGATGATGTCAGCACCTTCACTATCCCAATACTCAATAGCTTCACGTAGCTTCTGAGGCTCATGAATCATGTCATCAGCATCAATCCACATAACCATGTCACCAGTAGCCATAGCAAAGTTCTGATTGCGGGCCTCTCCAAATGAGCGTAAGAACCCATCTTCGTGCATTAGCGTAGGGTCGCATTCATGTTTTAACTCACCATTAAACTTCAGTCCTTTAATAAGGTCAGCAGTTGGTTGGTGTTCCACAGTCTGTAACAAACAAACCTCATCTGCAATCTGGTTAACAGAATACAGAGTATCACTCAATCGTTCATCACATCTACCTAGAATCATACATACACTTAGTTTCATTGGTTCTTCCCCAAGTCTACGAAAGATTCATTTCGTTCTGTAGGGGCGAACTTAGGCGCAACTCGCAAGATAGCTTTATGTACCTGCTCATCATGCACCCAGTCGCTATGTGTTAAACGCTGAATTATATTAGCCAACTTTACGGGTATCTCCAACTTGTGCCTAAGGTCGCCATTAACTGACATACCGTTGGGATTAAAGAAGCCGTCTTTTTGTTCTTTAAGATGGATGAAGTAACCTTTAACCTCGTCCTTATGCTTAAAAAACCATTCTCTAAATGCTAAGTCAATACATGCCTCCAGATTTGCACCTGGTACGAATGTTTGAACACCGTCGGGGAGTTCCATAAAATCCTTTCTAGGAAGCTAACATGCCATAAATAACGGCATTAGTTTGTGAAGTTGATGCGGTAACTGTAAATGATTGAAATGGAGATAACTCAGGCATAAACCTAGCAATCTCTGTGTCTGTACCGTCACCTAATGTAATAACAGTAGTACCATCAGCGCCATAAAGCTCAAATGTCTTACCGTCTTCTTTAATTTGTATCGTGCAAGTTGCAGCCGCAGATAGATCAATTAGTAAACCAACGATGGGGTAGTCACCATTGATAGTAATAGTATCTGATACTGTGCCATCAAAATCAGCGTCAAGGGTAATAAGCCCTGTGTTCTTTTTGATTGCCTGCTGTAACCCGCCTTGTGGTCCTTCTAAACTCATGTCTCTATCCTTTTGTTAAAAATAGGGAGGAGCGATTAAACCCCTCCCAATTAGTTATGAACCTGTGCGTAAACCAGCAGCAGCTTCGTTACCGAACTCAAGTGTCAATTCACCCAAGATTACGATGTCGATGCTATCAGCAGTCTCAGCAACACGCTTAGTGATTACCGGTCTCAACCAAGCCTTAGCAAAAAGGTCTCTGTCAAGTACAGCGATAGTGTGTTCACCAGCACTGTTAGGCATGTCACGTGAAGTCTGAACCGCAACAGTAGAAAAGTCAGATTCGTACATTGAGATGACGTTCTGTACTTTCTTCTCGCCTTGGTTAAAGTTCTTAGTGGCGTTACCAACAAAGCTAGAAATTCTACGCTTCAAGTAACCATGACAAAGAACATCACGTGGCTTACCACCACTGTCCCAAACGTCTTGTAGCAAGTCGTTAAAGATAGTTTCAGTAATAGTTACACCAGATACAGATGATACGTTACTAGTAACAGCATTCAACAAGCCGTTCATACGACGGGCTGTGTCAGAAGCGTTACCAGAAGCATCAGAGCCACGAAGCAATGCGTGTTCTGCGTCTGTCTTCCACTCAATCATGCGCTGTTCCATTTGGTCTGAAACCAAGTCAGAGATAGCGTGACGAGCTGTAGCCTGTGAAGTACCAGAGATACGAACATCTTTCTTGACGATCTGTGTCAAGTTTTCTGCACGTGTTGGCAACACAGGAGCGGCAAAGGTGTATGATGCACCCTCAACAGTAGCGTTATCCGCACGTGTTGATAGTGAACGAACCTGCCATTCGTGTTTAGGACTGTTTGAACTACGATCAGCGATCATGTTGTAGAACGGTGTGTCCTCAGGTGTGATTTGGTAAATGATATTTGTGACATCTTCTGCAATAGAAGTATCAGCGTAATGTGTGCCTAAAGGCATTTTCTATTCTCCTCCAAAGCCCTTTACCGTACTTAGCTTAGATAGCGCACTCTTTAAACTACCCTGTCCTGCTTGGTTACTGCGCCTTAAAGAGCCAGCTTCCTTTAGGTAAGAGTTTAAGTCGTCAGAGTTATTACCATTAACAGCACGATTATTGCTTTGTAAATTGTTATCGTTTATGTTTCGGTTTTTCTCTACTCTATCGGACATTGATGTGCCTTTCGCTTGTTTCTTAAGGTATTCGTTTTCAGCTAGCGCAACAGCTAGAACTTGGTTAACATTGACCCCACGATATTCGTCGGAATCTAAATCGCTCAAGAAGCTTACGGCATTGTGATAATACTCACCCGTTTGATCTTGTAGCTTGTCACCAGACAGAGATGCGATAATGTTATTAGTCATTGCTTGATGTTGTTGCTGAGTAGTCATTTGAGCTTGTTCTTCTTTGAACCCTCTCAACTCCTCTTGCACTAACTTACGTTGCAATTCTAATCTCGCCTCTGGCAAGTGTTGCTCTAATTCAGGATCACTCTCAGCTCTTTGTATAAACGAGTTAAGCCCGTTTACGTCCAAGTCTTGAATGGTCTTAGGCTGGTCATTAGAACGCATGTTTTCATACGCTTCCGCAGTAGCCTGAGCCTGAATATACTTCTCTTCGAAACCTTTAGATTTAGCAGTTAGTTTATCAATGCGTTTCTGCATTGCTTTAAACTTTGCATCATCTTGTCCCTCATTACCATCTACGTTATCTTCAGGTGTAAAAGCGTCCTGTGTGTTTCCATCAACGTTGTCTTGAGGTGTTGAAGTAGCCTCTGTTTCCATCACAGTTTCATCAGACTGGGGGGTGTCTGTTGGTTGTGAAGCGACCAAATCTTCGAATCCCATAAATATCCTTTCTAGATACCTTTTGTAATCGGACCTTTAGCGTCTTCCACTTTGTCCGTAGTGTTAATAATCTTAGTGTTTTCTGAAATCTTCTGGAGACCACCATTAAGAGGACGTAGGTTATCTACTACCTCAATACTACATGATTGTCTTGCCTGTGAAGATTGAATGTTAGAACCTGCCATTTTGACTTCCTCTCTGCATTGCTTGCATCTGCTGTTCTGTTCCCTCTAATACTTGTTTTAATTGCATCTCGTAACTTACGATACGCTTATCTACAGAGGCGACAATTTCCATCCACGCTCTGAAATCTGCTCTGGTCTGAATCAAGTCAATGTCTTCACCGTACATAAACTTCGCAAGGTGGGCATTCATCTCTTGATACGCAATCTCAACTAAGGCCTTATGACCCGCTGAGTTCTTATACTTCTGAAGTGTTACTACACCTTCTGCTAATTTATCTTCATTCGTCATTAAAGATTAACTCTCTGAGCGCCACCATTAGGTGACTGCTTCTCCATTTGTTTCAACTGATTTTGTAACTCGCCAAGTGGCATTGGTCTATTCTCATCTACCGCTGCTTGACCCGCTTGCGCTTGAGCCTCTGCTTGTTGTTGGGCTTGAGCCTGTTGTTGCTCAGCCTGTATCTGCTCTTGAGACTTGGGCTGCATAATACGTTGACTGGAGATGAAATCTGTTTTATTCAGTACATCTTTAATAGCTACACCCATATCGATGTTATAGCCTTGGGCAGCAGCCTGTAACAGACCAGTCTCCATCAACGAAGCTAAAAATGTTATTGATTCCTTAGCCTTAAATAATTCGGCTTCAGGATTAGTGTTAGAGATAGTCCCAACTGGAACCATATCAAACTGTCCATTAATCTCATGTTTTGAGTAATGTCTCAACTGACCATCTGATAGAGCAATGGTAAATTTGTCATCACCATATTGCATCCACAATGCCCAGATTTGTTCATACACCTTCTTCATAGAGCGTTGAAAGCGTGATACTCGTAACGATGTAGCAGCTTGCTGAATACCTTGGATAGCAGATACTTCCTGTGCTGTACGAGCTTCTGAACGCTGTTGTCTAAACGCTGTATCAAATGAGCCAACCAATTGCTCACCCCAAAACTTAAGATTAACTTCCTCGTTATCAAAGCTATGCTCTTTAGTCTGTACCTGTACCTGTTCAAAGTCTTGCATGTTCATAACAGGAATGAATTGACCTGGAATCCATCTGACTTGATTTGGGTTAAAGTTAGAACTAAGTCTATACTTAAAGGTTGGGTTGTTACTAATTGTCATCGCATTTAGTTTGTTACGGTGGTTCTGAGTAATAACGTTATCGATATCATTCAGTATCTCGCCGAAACCACGTGGCGAATAGTAGCGACCATCAGTAGCTTCATTGTCAAATTTGACGTAAGGCCATTGACCATGCTCATGTGGATGTTCCATGAAGCGAACAATAGTTTGTGAATCGGGATGATAAATCAAGAGACAGCGTTCTTCAACACCATCTCCATCAATATCAAACAAACAACTAACTTCCTTCATAGGAATGACACCACGACGAGCGGTAGCAGAAAGACCTTCTCTATTTTTTCTCTTAGTATTCAACTGGGAAGTCTTGACATTCTCTTGTTCATCGTTTCCTTGGATAACCCCTGGAGCATCATCACCAGCCTTAGCAACCTCGCTAAGAATCTTCTTGACAGCAGCGGCATCATACCAGCCAGTCTGCGCTTTCTTTCTCATGTCGTTAACAGTGTCGTCAAACAGTTCTGTTAATCGTTCTGAATCTTGAATACACTTAGCGCCCTCTTCAGGGTAAATCTTTGAGTTGTCAACAAGTGAAAAATGTGGAGCGTCACATTCAATAAAGGTGCGACTAATCTGAATACTCTCTTGTTTCTCTTTAGGTATCCAGTTCATAATGCGTTCAATGGCAATCTGGTCAACTCTGTCGTTAGTGTTAAGACCCCAACGTTCAGCGATAAAATCACTCATATTAATTTCAAAGTCTTCTAAGGTAAACGGGTTGCCCTGTGCATCTTGACCTTCCTCTAGGAATACATGTAGCAAAGCGAAACCTTGCAATTCTTCCTGTGAAATCTCTCTACGGTAGACAGTTTCCTTCTTAACCGATGTGTTATACTCGTAAGTAATCTTACCAATAGCATAGCCATACATGCCAATACCATCAGTGATCATCTCAACAGTTTCTTTGAATCCACGCATTCGGGTCTTCAGTAACCATTCCATTGTATTCTCAGCAGCATCAGTTTGCTCATAAGCCTTAGCTGATAAAGCCTTGAATGACACAATAGGAGTAGTCTCAACGAGTTGCATTAATGGAGCTTTAGACTTACTCACTTCTGAATCAATCAAAGGCATGTTAATGTTTGAGCTACCAGGCCAAGGGTATTGCGGGTCTTTATCTAAAGTGCCGTAACGTCTGTCATACCAATGAGATAACCTCTGTTGGTGACTGTTAACAGCGTTGATATCTTGCTGAGTGTTAGCCTCAATATTTTCCAGAAAGTCCTTAATCTTCTTAGATGAAGATTCGATATCCTTCTCTTTTTCCTTAGCGATAGGATGGAGTTTAGTCTCGTCGTTTAGTTTAATTTTTTTGTCAGCCAATTATCTGTCTCCATATAGTAATGACATCTTCCCAACGGTTGAATTTAACCTCAGACATCATCTTTCTTCGCTCATCTTCTCTGTCTTTATTATCAAGCACCTCTATGATAGTCTTTAAGTAATCTTTTTTCAAGCACTTTTTCCCAAATTGTACAGTATCTTGTAGTGCCATGTTTGGGATGACACAAGGTGTAGTGCCGTACATCTGTGCTTTGATAGCGGTAATGCAGTATCTTTCAGCTCCTAAACAGGGATATGCCAGTATGTCCGACTGGTGATAAAGGTCAACCATCTCTTGATTTGATCTACGTTTATACTTTGAATAAGTCCTAACTAATGTAGCGTCAGGGTGCGCTTTTAGCACTTCAGGCCATATACCCTCTAAGAATCCCAATCCTCGGTCTGGACTAGATGCGTATAAACATTGCTTTGGAACCCGCTTAACGTCAGATGTTTCATACGGTATTCCAGGCTCAATGTAACTTATCGGACGATAGCCGATGTTAAGGGATTTTAACTCCTGTTCATGCCAAGGTCCAAGCGCAAACATACCATCACACAACTGTCTTTGTACGGCATTCAGCTTCTCAGGGTCGGCAGTCCATAGGAATCTTTGGTCAAAATCCTCTAGATATAGAGCTTCAGCGTCCTTAAAGGCGATTAGGGTTCCATGCATCTTGTTTGTTTTTAAAAATTTACGGTCATA